CAGGGCAGGCGGGAGCGGACACATGGCCGGAATAACAGAAAAACACAAGCCGCGCATCAATCGTGAGGCGCTCAAGCACCTCAAAGGCAAGCGCAGTCACATCAGCTTTGCCTGGCAGGATACTGCCAGCTACGAGCATGCCGTATCTTTTACCGTCGCCAAAATGATGGACGAGGATATGCTGGGCGAAACCCGCGCAGCGGTGACTGACGCACTCGCAAACGGCACCGATTTTGCGACCTTTCAAAAGCGGCTTAAACCCTATTTAATGGCGCGCGGATGGTGGGGGCAGGCGGTGATGGGCGACCCGGACACCGGTGAAATCCAAAAAGTACAACTGGGCAGCACGCGTCGCCTGCGCACCATCTACCACACCAACCTGCATACCGCTTACGCTGCCGGACAATGGGAGCGCATCCAGCGCAACAAAAAGCTATTCCCGTATCTGAAATACATCCCCTCGGATGCAGCCGAGCCGCGCGAATCGCACAAACCGTTTTACGGCATGGTGCTGCCGGTCGATGACCCGTTTTGGAGTACCCATTTCCCGCCGAATGGCTGGGGGTGCAAATGCAACGTGCGGGCATTAACGCGCGAGCAGGCCGAAAAAACCGGTATCAGCAAAAGCCCCGTACTCAAAGACATCGAACATATCAACACTCGCACTGGCGAAGTTGAGTACTATCCGGAGGGCGTCAACCCGTCCTTTGCGCACAACCCCGGCGACCGCCTGGAGGCGCTGCTGCAAATGGCACAAGAAAAACACGGCGACGCCTTTGCGCGCGGTCTGCTGGATGATCTGGAGCGCTTGCAGGCGCACATGAGCACGCAGCGGATATTCAAGGACAGCGCCAGCATCATCGCCGAGGGCGAAAGACTCTACGAAAAATACCAAGATATCATCGCTGCCGCCATCCAGCGTGGTGCTGGACATGAAGCAATCGCAGAAATCATGCAGCGCGAAGGGGTGGTTACTGGCGAAGCTGCGCGGGTGGTGGGCGCCAAAGCGGATGTCGACGAAGTGATCGAAATACTGCGACGTTATCCCGCCGACTGGGTGCAAAAATCCAATGAAGCGGGCGTGACTGCGGTGCAAAGTATGAACAACCGCGCTTTTGCCCGCATCTATCCCAATATATCTGCGGCACGTATCCAAAAAATTATTGATGACGACCTGATGATTGAAAAAGCCCTCAAACAGGCCGCCATTAGCAAACAAATCAAACCCGGCGACACCGCCACCCTGTTGATGCGCAATATTGGACACCGCGACGTGGCAACCCGGCTATCCACTCACTTGCATGAGTTTGGGCATCGCCTGCAAGCGGTCATGCCAGAACTGGATGCACTCTTTGCCCGTTACTGGGAGCTACGCACCAAAGGTGAGCCTATGGAAAAACTGGCTGAAATATTACCCGGACGCTTCCGCGCGGACGAGCTCACCAAGAAAGACGCTTTCCCTCATCCCTATTGGGGTAAAATCTATGGCGATGAAGATGACCCACAGCCGAAGGAAATGCTCACCATGTCATTCCAGGCACTATTGGGAGGAGACCGGGAACTGTTTGACTTGCTGCACAGCGATGAGGCGCTGTTCCGTTTTACGTTGGCAGTATTGACGCGATGGAGGGCTATATGAAATTTGATTTTGCGCTTTCCCGGCAAGAAAAAGTGCTGGGCAAAGTCCAGTTTGAAGAAGGCAGCGGCAAGATTACGGGCGACGCATCAGCCGTTGCTGCACTGGAAACTGCTGTCCATAAGGCTATTACAGCCCGCCACATCGGCAGATACCCACCGCCAGGGTTGGTTATTATTGACAAAGCGCCTGCGTATAGCCGGGAATTGATTAGTGTGTTGGAATTTGGCGGCTTTGACATCCCTGAGGCGCTGGCTTACGACACCGCTGATGCAGAATGCGAGCGCACAGAAACAGCGCTGGCCTTAATCAAGGAGCATGACCCAGAGGCAGAAGTCTATTTTTGACAAAACCGCCTGAATCGCCCTCTGAGCCGTTAAAGAGCAAAACCAAGGCAAGGATGCCCACCAAAAACCGTTAAATGACTGGGCGAAGAATTAAACGGGTTTTAAATCGGCTCTCGCCCCATTCACAAACCGCAACCACCCCACAACAACAAAGTTCGGAATTTCCGAAAATCCCCCTCGCTGAAGCCGGTCGTCTAACCGGCTTTTTTTGCGCCCGGTATATTGCCGCTCCATCGAAACCACGGGGCAACCCACCATGCGCAAAAACCAACCCTCTACACCTGCCTGCCACCTGCCACTCGGCGGTGTACAGCTCGCAGCTGCCAGCGCGGACAACACCGCGCTGCGCACCTTCAGCGGCGTGGCGCACTCTGGCAAGCCCTTTGTCTATAAGGGCAAGCGCGCCATCGTTGATCTGTCCACCCTCACCCACAAGGACGCCGTACCGGCGCTGCTCCTGCACGACCGTGCAGCGCGCGTGGGTGTGGGCAAGCTGACCATTGGTGCCGACGGCCTCACCATCAGCGGCACCCTATTGGACAACGAGCACGGCAAACAAGTCGCCGCCGAGGCTGACCAGGGTTTTCCCTGGCAGATGAGCGCGCATATTGACCCAGCGCGCGTTGAGAGCCTGCCTGCGGGCAAAACGGCCAGCGTCAACGGACAAACCGTTACCGGTCCCATCCTCATCCTGCGCGACAGCGATGTGCGCGAGGTGAGTTTCACGCCGACCGGGGTCGATAAATCCACCCACGCCACTGTCCTTGGCGACGATGATGACCCCGAAAACCCCAATCCACAGGAGAAAACCGTGACCCTTGAAGAAGCGCTCGCCGAAATCGCCGAGCTGAAAAAAGAAGTCGAGGCGTTGAAAAAAAGCAACGAAGAACTCGCCAAAGAAAAAGAAAACCTCGCCGCCGAAAACCGTGCCGCCCAAGTAGATGCACAGCTCTCTGCCGCCGGTTACGTCAAGAGCAAGGACGGCAAGGGCTGGCAAGGCCTCTCGGCCAAAACCTATGAGGTGCTGCTTGCCGCCGATGACGATACCGCCAAGGCGATGATTGCCGACCTTGCCCCGAAAAATGAGCAAACTGCGGGCTGGCTGATGAGCGAGACCCATACAGATGACAACAAACCAAGCGGCAATGCCCTGTTGGACGATGCCGCCGCACGCAGCAAGGGAGGTGCGTATGTCTAAGGAAACGCTGCCGGTACAAACCGGCGATCTGATTAAAGGCGAAGCGCTGATGCTGTCGCGTCGCGTGGTCAAGGCCGCTGCCGGTACCAAAGCCGGGCAATTGGTGAAATACCCGCTGCGCGGCGCAAACCCGTGGCTGGTGGCACTCACCGATGAGGTCAATGGTGAGGTGGTGGTGCAACCGCACAACTGCGTCATCAACCTCGAACACGTCGCGGAAGCTGAAATCACCGGCAAAAAGGTGAATGAAGGCGCGGCAGCGAATATGAAAGTCGAAGAATTTATCGCCGCCGGTGATGCTTACGGCATTGTCTACGTCGGCACCCCGCATAAATAAGGAGTAACCCATGCCCCTATCCAGTAACAGCCAGTTTGGCGTTGTCCCGCTGACGCAGGCCATCAACCGTCTGCCGGTCACGCCGACCATCATCCGCAGCCTCGGCATCTTTGCACCCAAACCGCTCACGACCACCTATGTGCGCGTGGAAAACAAAAACGGCGCACTGCGCTTGGTCAAAGCCGTGCCGCGCAATGCCGCCGGCGAACCGCCCGCCCGCGAGACGCGCAACATTGAAAATTTCGACATGCTGCACCTGCCGCGCGCCGATGTGGTGATGGCCGATGACGTCCAGAACCTGCGCGCCTTTGGCGGGCAGAACGCCACCACCGTTGCCAGTGTGGTCAATGACCGCCTGGCGACGATGAAAGCCGATATTGAGATGACGCGCGAGCATCTGATGCTCGGCGCGCTGCAAGGCAAAATCATGAACGCCGATGGCACGAGCGAGCTGCTCGACATCTACAACCGCTTTGGCTTTACCCGCCAGGCGCACGTTTGGGATTTGGGTACGCAGACCACCAAAGTCGGCGAGAAAATCGATGAGACCATGACCGCGCTCAAGAAAAACCTGAACGGCGAAGCGGTCAATGGCTGGATTTGCCTGTGCAGCCCCGCCTTCATGCGTGCGCTGGTCTATCACGACAAAATCGTGCGCATCTACGAACGCTACGAGCAAGCGAAGGTGTACCGCGAGGGCGAGACTTGGGTGGATTTCATGCACAAAAACATCAAATTCATCCAGTACGACCACGACTTCGGCAACGGCATGAAAATTGCCGACGGCGAAGCCATCCTGCTGCCAGCCGGTAGCCGCACCACCTTTGCCGAATTTTTCGCGCCCGCCAACTACAACGAGACGGTGAACACGATGGCGCAGCCCTACTACGCCAAGCGGGTGGCAATGAAATTCGACAAAGGCTGGGACTTGGAGGCGCAGAGCAACCCGCTGCCGCTGGTACTGCGCCCCGAACTGGTGGCGACCATCAAGACGGCATAAACCATGATTAGCCAGACCGACTTGGTTGAGCGCTTTGGCGGGGAGGAAATCGCCCGCCT